ATGGTATACATGGCGATTCCTTTGTAAACATTCTACCTATGAGTACTTCAGGTGGTATGTTCTTTCCTGGTGCTAAGAGTCAATATTTCCATACAAAGATAGATTTGGAAACGGGTGAGGAATATTACATGCCCAATCCAGAAGTAGTTGATGTAATGGAGAGAATTATTGAATGTTATAAGTTAGGTCAACGAGCATGTGTATTATTCAATGCTACATTGAAGGACGAGGCTATTAAACAATCCAAGAGAGATATTGGTAAGACACGTATTTTTACCGCATGTGATGTAGCCTTTAGTATCATTGTAAGAATGAAATTCTTGAAGATAACTCGAGCTATAATGAAAAATAACTTTATTAGTGAATGTGCAGTAGGTATGAATTGTTACTCTCAAGATTGGGGTGCGTTAAAGAATTATTTATGTACCTATGGTGAGAATAATATGATAGCTGGTGATTATTCAGCATATGATAAGAATATGCCTGCTGCTCTTATTAGATGTGATTTTTATGTATTGCAAGAGTTAATGGAAGCACATGAACCCTTATCTTATGAGGATAGGTTAATAATACGTGGAATAGCCACGGATATTGCCTTTCCCGTTACTAACATGAATGGTGATGTTATCCAGTTTTTTGGCGGTAATTCATCTGGAACACCTGTAACTGTCATTATTAATAGTATATCCAATTCCTTGTATATACGTTATGCTTATAAAAATATTATTAGAGATAAACCACTTACCACTTTCAGAGATAACGTTGCATTAATCACACTAGGTGATGATAACGCAATGAGTTCAGCTTTGAAAGACTTCAACCACACAACTATTTCTAATGTTTTACGTGAGCATGGTATACCCTATACTATGGCTGATAAGGAAACAGCTAGTGTACCGTTTATTCATATTGACGACGTAGATTTTCTTAAACGTAATTTTCGAACTGTTGATGGTTGGACAGTTGGACAGTTGAGTGAGAAGAGTATTTTTAAATCATTAACAATGTATGTTGAAAAAGGAAATATTAGTCATGAAGAGCAATTGGCGCAATGCTATCTTGCTGCACGTAGAGAGTGGAG